ATCCCGAATAAGAAGATTATTCGTATGGATGAACAAATGGGTATGTATAATGTTTTCTTCAAACCAGAGACCATAGAAACCATTGCTAGGAAGTTCATGAAGAACAAGTACAATGGTGAAGTTACTACCGAACACGATAAGAAAGTAAATGGTGTATATCTTACTGAATCATGGATTATAGAACAATCTGCAAAAGATAAATCAAACTTGTATGGATATACCCTACCGAAAGGAACTTGGTTTGGAATCTACAAAGTTGATAATGATGCAGTATGGAATGATGTGAAGATGGGTAAGTACAAGGGATTCTCTATTGAGGGAATCTTTGAACACAAGGCTTCTACGATGAAATCATCACAATTATTCAGTAAGGATATAGATGAGTTAAACGAGAACGAAGCAGATGTGATACTATCTATGATAAAAAATCTTGTAAAAAAAGATTTAAGATATAAAAAAAAAGAACGGATTTTAATGGAATCCTTTTCGGATTATCCTGATGATGTTAAGAACAATGCCAAGAATGTATTGGAGTTCGTTGGCACAAATGGATGGGGTTCATGTGGCACTCCTGTTGGGAAGCAGAGAGCTAACCAACTTGCAAAGGGTGAGCCTATCTCGCTTGATACAATCAAACGGATGTATTCCTATTTATCAAGACACGAGAAAGACCTCCAAAGTAGTACTACTTACGGTGATGGATGTGGAAAGTTGATGTACGATTCTTGGGGTGGTAAATCAGCATTATCTTGGAGTAGAAATAAACTAAGAGAATTAGGAGAACTAGGAGATGAATAGTAATAACGCACACAAGAAATTAGTAGAACTTGCACCAGTAGTTCCATTCTCTGAATTTGAAAGAGTTCTAAAAGAAGAAGCTACACCATCTAATCCTGTCAAGGTAGGTTGGATTACCAAAGAAGGTAAGAATAGATACTACTTTATGTATTATATTGACGGTCCAATAGGCACAGATAATGCAGGCGGTAGTGAAACTAAAGCTTTAGAAGGAATGGTAAACATACCAGTAGTAGGATTAAAAGGAACTTGGAGAACACTTACTTGGGGCACTGTATATAAGTTTAGATTTAATGGTAAAACTTATAGAGTAACTTAAAATTTATATTTAATTACAAATCCATTTGTTGATTTTAATTTACCACTACAAACTTTACTTATACCTCTTTGATCTATATTTAACTGTCTTGCACATTCGTGTTGTGAGTTAAACTCACCAATAAAACTTCCATCTTTTCTAAATACTATTACTGATTTTGGTGGATTTGGATTAAAATGTATCTTTTCTCTGATGGTGTAATTGTTTTCTTCATTCTTGTATTGCCACCTATAACCATAAGCAGAAACTCTTTTACCTTCACAGCAACGTCTAATATGACTATTGTGTTCTTTTTCTACCCATCTCGCTGCTTCCGATAAAGAAGAAAATTCTTTTATTAGTTTGTTTGTGTTTATATCAAGTGCCACACAGATTTTTTGAGTTGGTTGATTCTTTCCAAATGTATCATAATACCCACTTTCTCTTAATACCTTTTCTGCTTTTTTTCTATTTTCAATAGATTTCCAATATAGTATTTTATCAACCTTATACCCATATTCCTTTTGTAATTCTATCTCTCTATCAGATACTTTGTATATACACGTATGTGTTTCTAATATATCATAAGCAATATAACCTTGGCCCCTTACTCTTTTTTTGGGTTCAGTAGAAACACCAATCTTACCAATCATTCCATCCTTATGAACGAAATGTGGTAAGTGGTAGATGTAATAAATCTTATTCTCCATCTTCTTCTAATGACCAATCAAAGTTCCACTCAATAAGGTTGCCATCAGTAGAAAATCCTGAATCAAACCAAATGTTATGGTCTAACCTGATTTTATCTTTAAGGTAATTTATCAACCATACTTCTCCTTCAGTCTCTCCTATATGGAAATGTATATCAAACCCATCTTTTCTAAAATTACCAATAGAAAAATTTAACACCACTGGTGCATCTTCTATATTACTCAATTCTTCACCAATGATTGAGAATGCCTTTTTTACTAATTTTTGTTTTGATTTTTTCATAATGTGTTTTTTATTATTTTGAGTGTTATTATATTATACAAATATACGAAATTATTTCCATATTTCCAAATAAAACTACAAAAAGATATGCCAATACAACCAGGTAAAACAGAAAACGAAGAAGAATTCATCGGAAGATGTATGTCAGAAGAAGTACCAACTTATGGTACTGAACAAGGATACGCAATTTGTAAATCCAAATGGGATAGACAAGATATGAGTAAATTATCAACTCCCCAAGATAGAGTTGCTAATAAGTTCAATAGTATTAGAATCAAACATACTTTGATTCAAAAATTTGAAGAAGTGCAACCAATGATTGATTCATCATATCCAGGTGAAGGTGCTAAAACTGGAAGTATATGAATTTAGTTAAAGTAAAAGTGCGTGATAATAACATCACCCAGGCTCTCAAGGTTTTCAAAAAGAAGGTTACTAAATCAGGTCATTTAGAAGAACTCAAAAAAAGACAAGAGTATCTAAAACCTTCAGTTGTAAAGCATAAATTAGATCAGGATATTCGTTTCAAACGAAGAAGAGAGAATGGTAAATGAAAAAACCCCTCCAAAATTAGAGGGGTCTTTGAGAAACAAATAAATAGCAAAAATTATTACATATAAATATATGACACATCCCCAAAGATGTGTTTTTTTTTGTCAAAAATAATGCCGTTGATAATCAAGTAGTTAGAAAAAAGTGTAAAAATAATTTGCATAGTGTTTGGTAGTATCAAATAATTTTCGTATATTAGTATTGTTGGTGGTGGTCATCAACACATAAACCATAAAAAACAATAAAATTATGAACAAGGCACAATTACAAACAACGGCAAATGAATTGATTTCACAACTAAATCAAAAGTATCCAGCAGTATTCAATGGTATGAATGACCCTATTATTAGAGTAGTAGAATACAAAGGTGTAAAATACGAACTTGATTACGATTGGGATTCTGGTTATATTTGTAGTATCTACAAGGATGGTGATGTTTATTCAAAAGTAATTGACAGAGGTCAAGATGAATATACTACCAAAGAAGTTAGAGAAATAATTTCTTCAATCAAATCTATTCTTAAAGGCACAGAAATCCAAGATGGTCCAATTCTACAAGTTGTAGAGAATGACAAAACAATTCCTTACTATTCTACAACTATTAGATTTGAGTGTGAGATTGATGCACAAAGATTATTCGGTGTATTTGCAAAACTAAATGATTATGATTTAGACAATAACAAAGGATATATGGTTGTAATGAATGAGTATAAAGGTCAAAGAACAACTATGGGTAGTGCAACTGCTAACCTATCAATCAGTAGTGAATATAGTATCAACGATATAAAGGCTATTCTACTCAACTTTGATGATGAATTAGTAGATTGTCATGTTGCAATCCAATCTCTTGATTACGCACAATTTGAAGGTGCCAGAGATAGAAGTTCTCATTACCCAAGTGATGAGTTAGTAGAAGAATGGTCAAAGAAAATGTCACAAGTTGTCAAAAAATAATTCGTATATAATGCATGGAATGCGAAAACCCTAATATTTATCTATACAAGATGTGTGGTAGCATCTAAAAGAAATATGAACTATAAGTTCAAACCCACCGAGAATAAAGTAACTACCACTACTTTGTTCGGAGTGGGTTTTTTATTATTATGGAAAACAAAAATTATTTTACTCACGATTATCGTAGTAGGTTAGATACGAAATTGTTAGAGGTCAGAATGAAGCACGGAATGGAAGGATTCGGTGTTTATTGGGGATTGGTAGAGATGTTACACGAAGGTAATGGAACAATACAAATGAAACCAGATGTTATTGCTTATGAATTTCGTTGTAATGTTGAATTAGTTAAAGATATAGTTAATATTTGTTTTGAACGAACTGAAGATGATTTGATTACTTGTAATAGAGTAATGGAGAATTTGAGGATTAGAAAAGAAAAGTTTGAGTCAAAGAGTGAAAAAGGTAGAGATGCGGCAAATAAAAGATGGGGTAAGGATAGGTCACCTATGGGTGATGTATGGGTAGATGATGGGTTTGGTATGGGTAATCATGCTAAAGAGAAAGAGAAAGAGAAAGAGAAAGTAAAAGAGATAGATCTTAAAATAGATAGTATAAGTGATCTTACTAGCACACCAACACCTTCTTTTGCTGAATTATTTTATCAAGGAGTATCAGCAGTAGATTATATAAAAAACAAATAATAATAAAATGGCAACAATTACACAAAACTACGGAGATTTTCTAACAATGATTTTCAGTACATTAGATAGAAAACCAATTACAAATCAGGAAGATAGAAACAATTACAAAGAAGTATTATTAGATTATTGTAATTTTCTTTACAAGTTAGGACCACTACCTTCTAATGTTTATTTTATATCACAGAAAAAGTTTATTGAAAAACTTGATGTATATTTGGGAAGATATAAATCAATTGGTTCAGAGTTTTTACCAGATGATAAGTTAGATAGTTTCTTGACAGAATTACAAGATTACATGAGAGATTATGTAAATGATATGCAAAAGGCAGAAACTGAATTGTTTCAGTTTGAAAAAAAGTTTTACTCTTCACTTTGTTATGAGGATGGAACATATAATAAAGTATCAGGTAATACACAAACTTTTATGGATGACCAACAAACTGCATTGGAAAAGTTAAAATCTAAAATAAATCTACCTAACTTTAAGACAAAGTATGTGGATATGTAATAATTTTATGGAATTCTGGAATTCGTATAGTTATACTGTAAGAAACAAATAGCAAATTATGAAACAAATAGCAAATTACCCAGATTACAAAGTAGATGTTGATGGCACAATCATTTCCTACAAAGGTGTAGAACCAAGAGTTCTTAAACCACAATTAGTATCCCAATCACAGAAAAAGTATCTTGCAGTTGGTTTATTTAACGAACACAATAGAAGAAATAATAGAGGTGAAAAAGTACCAAGGTTTCAATACATTCACAGATTAGTATACGAAGCCTATATGGGAGCAATACCAGAGAATTTAGAAGTAGACCACATAGATGAAAACCCACACAATAACCATTTAGAAAATCTACGATTGGTTACACCTAAACAAAATGCAAGAACTTATTTCAGGAAAGAAAAAGGATTCTTGTATAGTGAGAGTAGAGATGAGATGTTGAAGGATTATTTAGAATTAAAGAATTATCGTTTAGTAGCAGAGAAGTGGGGATGTGGTTTGGCAACTGTATCTCGGGTAATCAAGAACAAAAGATATGTGAATAATATACCGAGAGAATCCGAACCAGGAATAAAGGATGAATTTACTGAAACTGATATGAGAAATAGTGAATTCAGAGAGAAATATAATTTACCATCAACAAACGAATGGAAGGGAACATTATGAAATGGATAAAGATAGGTGATTATGTAGAAGCATTAATTCATGTAATCACACTCGGGTTTGGTTCAAGAGTTGCTACATTCATTTCTGTAACGCTCCTCGGGTTCAAATCGTGTGGGTGTTGTGAGAGGAAGGAATGGTTAAATCGTTTAACAGATAAGAGTTATGAAGGTAATTGTAAAGGAGTAAAGTTATGGTAAAGATACACAAAGTAGATGAAGAAACAGTATTGTTGGAATTAGAACCAACAAAATACTATCACTTATGGAATATAGGAGATTTGTATGACCACCTATACAAAGGTGAAAAGAAGATGACATTTTGGATAGAAGATTTTCCAATAGATAAAAAAGAATTATTAGAATATGCAAACCAATTAAAAAACAAACAATTATGAATTTTCAAACAACAAGTGGGAGTATAGACCCAACAAAAGAAACAACAAATCCAAATCAAGAAACATTTTACTATATCAACTTTAGTAAATTACAAAATGTAAATGATTTAGTTTTAGTCCTTGCAAGTATGGGTTTTGGTATTTCAGATAGAAATCCAGGTTTTGAATCAATTAAACAATTCTTGGATTTAGATAAACCAGTAAGATTACAATAATGAGTTACCAAGATATATTCACACCTCAAGAATGGACAGAGTTAAAGGATGTAATGAAATCCATTCACGATAGAATACCTGAAAATCACATGGGAAGAGTTTGGAACTCTTATCAAAGGATTAGTAAGGATAATACACACCAACCATGTGCGTGTCAATCCTCTGCAAAGTATTGGGTAAATGCTGTAAATGTAATAAACAATTACATTAAATCACAATCCCTAATAGAAGCAGGAAACTTGGCAAAAGAAATCAACAATCAGGAGAACCAATAAATGAATGAAAACTTGGAACTTAAACGAAGAATTGAGGTTTTATATAAAAAACACTATATCTGGTTACTACAATCTGCGAAGAATATAACAAAGAATAATTTAGAAGCAGAAGACTTGATAGGTGATTTAATGATTTATCTATTAGAAAAAGGAACACCAAAGATTTACTATAAGGATTCTATAAATACGATGTATTGTTATCGGTATTTGCAGACAAGGTGGATAAACAAAATAGTAAAACACAATAAGGTTAAAATAACCGATAATAAGTTTCAAGAACCATTAGATGAAGTTTATTGTTACGAAGAAGATGAACGGATAATGGAATCATTTGATTTAGTTCAAGAAGAACTCCAAAGATTAACAACAACTCGCGATTGGCCAAAAGTAAAGTTATTCCAATTGTATTACGATTCAGATGATACGATGTTGGAAGTAGCAAATAAGATAGGCATTTGTAAGAGCACTATGTTTATGAATTTGAAAAAAATACGCCAACACTTGAAGACAACCTGCCCAAATCCATTTATTGCAGATTAATAAAATAAAAAGTTATGAAAAAGTATTATGTGTATGAACTAATCAACTTGTATGGCACAGTTGAAGATGTGGGTGAAAGTTATAGACCCGAGGTAAGATTTGCAGAACATACAAAAACAAAACCACGAGACAAGTATCATGGTGTAGGTAAGTACTATGGAAGACAAGACTTAATAATGAATATAGTTGCTGAATTTGATAATAGAAAAGATGCAAGAAAGTTAGAAACTGAATTAAAAATTTCTTATGGTTTAGAACCTACGGAAATGATAAGAAGTATAAACACTGGTAAAAGAAATAAGGAAATAAAATCAATACCAGTATTGGTATATAAGAAAGATGGAACATTTATAGGCGAATATGAATCAAGAGCAGAGTGTGCAAGAAAATTAAATTTAGCATACCCTAGTGTAGTATCAGTTTGTAATGGAAATTTAAAATCAACTAGTGGTTATACAATTAAAACGAAAGAACATGCCGAATGATAAAATTGTTTCTACACGAAACCTAAATCAGTTACTAACTAATGAAGATTACAAAAAGTATTACGAATTAAAACAAGAAATCTTAAAAGAGTATCCACCCCAAAAGAAAAGAACACAACAAGAACACCGAGAATATATCAAACGAATTGGTGATTTGTTGTGGGACATTAATGGAGACTTCCAACGATTTATAGATTCACAATTATCAGAAATAGAAACAATAAGACAAGAACAAAAGGGAAACCCAAAGAAACCCGGCAGAGTAATAAACGAAGAAGAAGACGATTATTATATATAAATATATACACCCATATACAACTCAAATTGATATGGGTGTTATTATATAAAGATGATTAAATAACACAAAAAAAACACATTATGCCTTTTCAAAAGGGAAATAAGTTAAGTAAAGGTAGACCTGCAGGAGCAGTGAATCGTTCTACCGAACAAATGAAACTTTCTATTGCTCGTGCAACAAACTCGGTATTAGATGATTTACCAAAGATGTTGGAAGAGATGAAGAAGAAAGACCCAAGAAGTGCAATAGATTTAGTAATCAAGCTATTAGAGTACAATCTACCAAAACAATCTCGTGTAGAGATGAGAGCAGAGATAGACCAGAGGATACATCAAATCTCTGTAAACATAAACAAATCAGGTTCGGATGGAGATAACCATTGATACATCAATCACTTTTGAAAACCTTTTAGAATCCACTAAACGAATCACACATCACATTGGTGGTACTCGTAGTGGTAAAACCTATGCTATACTACAATACCTTATCGTAGAGGGGTTAAAACAACAAAGTGATATAACCATAGTACGAAGGACAGTACCCTCCTTAAAACGAACAGTAATGAAGGATTTTAAGGATATACTAACACACCTCGGTATATACTCCGAAAGTGAATTCAATATATCAGATAGAACCTACAAGTTTAGTAATGGCACTAACTTTCTATTCCTGAATACTGATGACCCTGAAAAACTACGAGGTGTAAAATCAGATATACTATTTGTAGATGAGGCATCAGAAGTAGATGAAGAATCCTATTTCCAATTATCTATTAGAACTACTGGCAAGATTATACTTGCATACAATCCCACTATATCTCCGTTTCATTGGTTAAGAACAATGGATAATTGTCAGAGATACAATACAACTTACAAAGACAATCCCTACCTACCAAAAGAAACAATCCGTGCAATTGAGGATTTGGAAAGAACCAATCCAAAGAAATGGACTATCTACGGTAAAGGAGAATATGCTGCAAATGATAAAGCAATATACTCATTCACAACCGTAGATGATGTAGATGGAGAGTTTGTAGGGTTTGGACTTGACTGGGGTTGGAATGACCCACTTGCAATGGTTGCAGTGTTTAGGAATGGTGATAACCTTTATATAGATGAGGTGATATACGAATCACAACTACCGATAGGAGAACTGATAAAGAAGTTAAGAGTAATCGGTATAGAGAAAGATGAAATCTTTTGTGATAGTGCAGAACCAAGAAACATAGAAGAACTATATCGTTCAGGTTTCAATGCAAAGGCAGTAGTGAAAGGTCCTGATAGTAGAAAGTTTGGTATAGGTGTATTACAAAACTATAAACTACACATAACAAAACGCTCACAAAATATAATAAACGAGATGTATGGATACGAGTATGTGACAGACAAATATGGTTATGTAACTGATACACCACAAGATGGATTTGACCACACACTTGATGCATTACGCTATGTGGCAATGTCCAAGTTATCAATCAAACAACAACACAAGGGAAAATACTCAATCAGTATAAGATAATATGAAAGAAGATAAATCATGGAGTGAAACGGAATTAAGAGATTTAATCCTATTTACACAATCACTACGAGAAGAGAATGAAGAATTACGAGCAAAAGTAATTACAATGGATGCAATGGTGAAGAAACGAGAAGCAGAATTACGAAGAGCAAATCAATACATTAGAGTATTGGAAGAAAGAGTAGCAGAAAGTGGTTTTGGATATATAAACATGAATTAAAATGAGACAAGAAATAAACATTAATCTACCCGATAGTTGGAAAGATATAACATTACGAAAGTATTTGGAATTACAAAGAGATTTACAAAACCATGAGGATGACCCTATGGCACAATTCCATTATACTATGCATCACTTGTGTGGTATTAGTGTGGATGTGATTTTGAGTATGACACACGAATCACATGAGAAGATTAAAAGAAGTTTGGATGCATTGATGTTAAATCAGGAATTACCACTACAAAGACTAATCACAATAGATGGTATAGAGTATGGGTTTGAACCAAACCTATCCAAGATTAGTTATGGTGCGTATTTAGATATAACTAAATATGATACATTAGGAATTGATAATAACTGGGCTAAGATTATGTCAATACTTTACAGACCAGTAATAAGAAAGAGTAAAGAAAGATATGAGATTAGTTCGTATCAAGGGGATGTAGATGAAGACCTATTTTTAGATGTAGGTATGGATGTTCATTTCGGAGCATGGTTTTTTTTTATCAATTTGCAAATGGACTTACTGAATTATACCCTGAAATTTACGAATCTGACGGGTCTTCCTCCCAACATCAAATTAATTTTGGAAAGAAGTGGAAAGGCTATACGTCAATCTTTGAACTCGCAAATGGAGACATACAAAAAATTGATGAAGTAACTAATCTACCATTAGAACAATGTCTTTTATTCTTAGCATATAAATCAGACAAATCCTTATTAGAATCAATGATGCATAAAGATGCAATGAGGGGTATTAAGTAATCTACACTTTTTACCCCAATTTGTGTTATATATCTAAAAGGATTTTTATATATGGCAATCTGGTCAAATAGTAAGTGGAGTAATTCACGCAATGGGAATCTACGATACTCTGTAAATAGAGAGAATGCTAGTGGTGTGTACATTGGACCTACACAAGGTTTATCTTCACCAAAAAACTCTCGTAGAGGTTGTCTTTGTCTTCACGAGGACATCTACCATGTGAAATGTTGCAATGGAGCATTAATGGAGCAAGGTATCGGTGTTATTCAATCACCAGTAAGAACTAAAGGTGGTGGATTTGATAATGGATATAACGAAGGATACGATATAGTAATCAACAACGAATAGGATATATAAACGATATGAGTGAATTAACTAAACAAGCTCTCAAAGTAGAAAATAATATGTCATTCCCAAATAACAATGCGGGATTGATTACTCCAACTGCTTTACGAACATTCAATGAAAACATGATTGACTCAACTGTCAATCAAGAAAAATATACAATTGATTCTGCATCTTTTGATACACGAATCAATAATGTGACTGGTAGTGGTGGTTCAACCGATACTGGTTCATTACTTACTACTGCATCATTTAACGATGGAACACGAAACCTAACCTTTACAAAAGGTGATGGTTCTACATTTGCTGTGAATATACCTGATGCCAGTGGTAGTGTTTTACCAAGTGGCGTAGTGTCAGGTTCATCGCAAATAAACTACCCACAAATTAGTAATATACCAAGTGGTATAGTTTCAGGTTCAGGACAACTTACTGCATTAGGATTTGTTAGTTCATCAGTAACTGGTTCATCAGTAATTACTGCATCATTTAATAATAACACAAGAAATCTAACTTTTACAAAAGGTGATAGTTCTACCTTTGCAGTAAATATACCTGATGTAAGTGGAAGTATTATTGATACTGGTTCATTTATTACCGATATACAAAATAATCCTCTAACACCTTTAACATTAACTTATAGTAATGCAAGTGGTGATACCAATGTAACTCTTGATTTACCATCAGGTATTGTAAGTGGTGCAGCACAAATAACTCCTCTTTTACCAAGTGGTGTTGTATCAGGTTCATCCCAAATCAACTACCCACAAATTAGTAATATACCAAGTGGTATTGTATCAGGATCATCTCAAGTATCTTATACTGGATTATCAAATGTACCATCAGGTATTGTAAGTGGTGCAGCACAAATAACTCCGTTATTGCCAAGTGGAACTATATCAGGCTCTGCACAAGTTGTTTCAGCATTACCTGCAGGGACTGTTTCTGGCTCATCACAAGTAGTATTACAAGATACAACTTATACTGATGGTGTATTAGACCAGTTCTTATCAACTGATGGTGCAGGTAATCTTTCGTTTGATTGGGTTAAAACCCTTCACCAAAACATTCGTAATGTTGATTCAGTAGCAATTACAAGAGGAACTCCTCTATTCGTATCAGGTTCAACTGGTGATAATGCAAATGTGTTTAGAGCAGATGCTAACAATCCACTAAGAAGACCAGCAACTTTAATTGCGTATGATACAACTCTTGCACCTGCTGCAACTGGAACTGCAATAATTAGTGGTGAAATTCAAAATGTAAATACAAATGGATTTCCTGCAGGTACTGTTATTTACCTAGCACCTGGTGGTGGTTATACTGCAACAAGACCAACTGGTTCTGCATCGGTTCAAGTATTAGGTGTTGTAACATTAGAAGCTACAAATGGTAGAGGTATTGTATTCAATCAAGTTGCAGATGGATTACCGAACATCCAACAAGGATATGTGTGGGTAGGTAATAGTAATGGAGTACCGGTTGCAGTAACAAGTGGTTCATTATCATCTTATATCTTTAACCAAGATAATACATTTACTGGAACTCACGTTTATTGTATTGAATAACGATACACCAACTGAAAGATATGCTGGTATTATAGTTCAGGATTCAGGTTCTGCTAATACTACTGCATCATTCCAATTTGATGGTTTAACCAACGATTGGTTTTATGAATATACTGGTTCAGACCCATTAAACTTTGGAGTTGCATTATTTGGACCAGATTATGCAACAAAAGGTTCTCCATCATATCCAACAAATAATAGAATACAAAAAGGAGATGGAGGACATCACTTATTAGATTCTAACATTAGTGATGATGGTTCTACTGTCTCTATAAACTCTGCTACACAAATAACTGGTTCGTTATTGGTAAATGGTAATGCACCTTTAATCAATAGTGATTTAGGACCATTGAATGCATTTACTATCAAACCTTGATAGATGCATCAGGTAATACTATAACCCTTTCAGATGCATCAGGTTCATTGATGTTGGTTGCAAAAACATTTACATCTGCATCTTCACACCTTACTGCATCTGCAGGTAATCAAGTAAATATAATTTTTAAGAATAATAATAATACTACCGATACAACCATAAGTGGTAGTAATAACATATTTACCAATCCAAGTGCACCAACTGCAGATTACAAAAGAATAGTTGGAAGTAATAATATAGTAAATAGTGCAACCGGCATGCCACAAGTGACTGGTTCTATGACAACCCCTATAACAATGGCATCTAACTACTTCGGTAGTGGTACAACAACTGTTAGAGGACCTATTACGGGTAGTTTATTTACCATTAGTAATAACGCTATATTTGGAACTTTGAACCTTGGTCAAGCAGGTGTAAATGACCTTACAAGAACACCGAACTTTACATTTACTGGTAATCAGGTAATTGGAACTATGACTTTTGGAGCAAGTGCTAATGCTGCTTTACCAACTTTAGCTACAACACCTTCTGCAACTAATAACATAGTAAATGGTGCAATGCAGGCAACGATGAATAGTTCATCATTAGCATTTCAAAATAACATAGTTAATGCTGGTTCATTCATTATTGCAAATAACCACTTTACTACTGCTGCTGGTACTGGTCAACCAACAGTAAATAATAATTTAGTAGGTGGAGTTCAATTTACAAATCTAACTGTCCAAGGAGCAAATCCAGCAGGAACAACTAATAATGCAGCATTTCAAGGAAACATTTCATATGGTATTTCCAATGCTGCACATATAAATGCAGATTTAGCAAGAACAAGTGGAACTAACGCATACACACATTTATCTGCAACTGCAATACTTGGTGCTAATTTAGCAGTAACTGGTTCATCATTAACAAGTGATACAACAAGTATAGGTTCTGCATTCGTTGGTAGATTTAATGCTAATGATGGTATAAGAAATAAAACAAGTGACATTGTATTTGCAGTAGGAACTGGTACTGCTACTGGAACAAGAAAGACTGGTTTATTAGTTGATTCAGGTTCTAACACATTTGTAGAAGGTACATTGAATGTAAGTGGAAGTACAACCATTACTGGTTCACTTGTACTCTCATCATCTGCTGCAGTAGAATTACAAGTAATAGGTGAAACACAATTTACTGGTTCAGTAGGTATAACTGGAACTTTAACATCATCTTTACAACAAGGATATGTATGGGTAGGTGATGCTAGTGGTAGAACTACTACTGTATCTACTGGTTCATTCGGTGGTGGAGGTTCTGCATTCCCTTTTAGTGGAACTGCATCAATCTCGGGAGCACTTCAAGTAACTGGTTCAATGAGTGGATTTGTAAATACACTTTCAGTTACTTCACAAACTGCATCAGTTAATTTTAATGATGGTAATATGTTTGTGATTACTCTACCAACTGGTTCAGTAACTCACTTTACACCTACTAACATTAAGGCAGGACAAACTATAAACATACAAATTTCACAAGCAGCTAGTGCAACAACTGGTTCAGTAACATTCTCACCTAATGTAAGATTTGCAGGTGGTAATGATTATCAAGCAACTGCAACTGGTTCGGCAATAGATTTGTTGACATTTGTATCACTTGATGGAACTAATGTATTGGGAACTTCAATTAAAAACTTTCTATAAAATATGATTGCACCAGCAGCATTTGAGGATATAACTTTCCCACAACAATCTTTACAGTATTGGTCTGAATATGAATCAAACCAATGGTGTAGAGCTGGATTATCTTATTTTACATCAGGTAGTGGTAATGGTGCAGTCTATGGCACAAATACTGCTATGACAGCTATTGGTAGAGCAATAAACCACGGTATTCTTGCTGAAAATGGTAAGATATATGCTGCTGCTGATGCTGGTTCTAACATAGTGACAGTAATTGACACATATACTGATACAAGAACAACTATTACTGCAGGTGGTAATTTAGCAAGTTATTCTGCATTTTATTCTCCAATAACTAAGATGGCCTATCTACCAGGATTTTCAGCAATGAGAGTAATAAATACTACTAATGATACATCATCGGGTTCAGTAACTTATTCAGCAGGTGGAAACTATTCATTTTGGTGGGGTGTTGGATTTGATGGAAGATATGCGTATGGTAGTAGATGGATTGGTGGAAGTCAATTCATGAGAATGGATTTATTCAATGGAACCATTACCAATACTGCAGTAACATCTTATGTAGGTGACCCACAAAATGGAACTATGGGTGTAAATGGTAAAATATATTTCGGTGGAGGTGGAGGAACAACATCAGGTATTCACTGCTATAATCCTTTTACTGATACAATGGAATATGTTGCAGTACCTGGCCAATCAGATGTTTCTGATTTTTATAGAGATGTAGTACAACACCCTAATGGGTTTTTGTATTGTTTCCCTGCGTATGGATCAGATACTATTGTAAGAATAGACCCAAGAACAAATACTGCAACAATTGCATTGAGTGGAGTAACTGATACAAGAGCAAACAACTATGCTATTGGTGCTGATGGATTAATATATACGGTTGGTAATACCGACCAAATGGTAATCTATAATCCATTTACAAACACGGTAAGTTATGAAACTCTACCATCAGGTGATTGGCAAACTATTATCATGTCTCCAAGTGGAGATTTACATATGTTTTCTACTGCAGGTTCTTATCGCGTAAAACGATTATTAAACAATGGTAGAGTAATAAGACCATTACAAGAATTAAATGGTATTATCAGTAGATTGACCGGAGCTTAAAAAAAATTGATATAGAAAAATAAATTATTGTTATTATATAAAATAGATTTTTACATTATGAACGCAAAAACTGTATTAAAGAAATTAGTGATGATGTTATCCTCTAACGAGGTAGAATTTACATACGCTAAACTAAAAGATGGAACCATCGTAGAATCACCAACATTTGATGTTGGAGAACCTTTAGAAGTAGTATCAGAAGATGGTACTAAATCTCCTGCTCCTGATGGAGAACATGAATTGGCATTGAGAGATTCAGAAGGAAACGAAACTCTATTCAAAGTAATCACCGAAGGTGGTGTAATCAAAGAAAGAGAAAATGTTGAACTTGCTGATATGGAAATCAAAGAAGCAGAAGACATTCCTGCATCTGGTCCAAATGAAATGCCAACTGAAATGAGTGAGGAAACTTACGAAACTGCTCCTGGTGATATACCAACTACTGGTGATGGTATCCCTGCAGATGTTGACCAAGGTAAAATCGTTGGAACTGATAAAGACATCGCTAAAATGATTGAAGAACTTTCTTATCGTATTGAAGAGATGGAAAAGAAATTGATGGATATGGAGAAAGTAAAAGAAGAAGTAGTAGATAAAGAACCTACTATGGAAGAAGATATGGCCGAAGTAGAAATTGAAATAGAAAAAGATGAAGAAGAGGAAGATTTACCAAAGTTAGATGGGGCACCTATCGAAGCTAGAATAAAGAAATTCTCTACTCATGATACAAAGAAATCAACTCCTGGTCTTTCTTCACAAGAGAGAGTATTAGCGAGATTATACAATAAATAATTTAACAACCCAAAACTTTTTACAAAATGAAAAAAAGACAAAACTTGGCGTTACCAACTTTCACTCAAAACACCTACGCAGGTGAATTCGCTGGCGAGTATATCGCAGCTGCATTGTTATCTGCAAAGACTTTGGATAACAAGTTAGTAACCATCAAACCAAATGTGAAGTACAAGTCAGTAATCCAAAAATTGGATGTATCTGGTATCGTACAAGATGCAAGTTGCGATTTCGTAACTTCAGGTTCAGTAGCTCTTTCTGAGCGTATCCTTGAACCAAAAGAACTACAAGTAAACCTTGAATTGTGTAAGCAAGAATTCGTTGACTCATGGGAATCTCTTCAGTTAGGTTTCTCTGCGTTTGATACTATCCCTGCATCATTCAACGATTACTTAATCTCTTATGTTGCTGGACAAGTTGCACAAGCAACTGAACAATCAATCTGGCAAGGTACTGCTTCCAATGGTTCATTCCTTGGATTCCAAACTGCATTCTCTGCATCTATCGCTGCAGGTGGAGCAGGAGCTGTATTACCGGCATTGACTGGTTCTGCAATTGATTCAGGTTCAATCACTTCTGCGAACGTGTTGAACAAATTGAATAACGTAGTAAACACTATCCCTTCTGCCGTTTATGGTAAGGAAGACCTTTTAATCTATGTTGGTACATCAGTTGCTAAGGCTTATCAGCAAGCATTGGCAGGTGGAGCCGTAGGTGCAAACGGATGGAACAACCAATTGAACGTAGGTGAAAAACCTTTCAACTTCAATGGTATTGAAATCGTTCTTTGCCCTGGTATGAGTGATAACAAAATCGTAGCTGCACAAAAATCTAACTTGTTCTTCGGTACTGGTCTTCTTTCTGACCACAACGAAGTAAGAGTATTGGATATGGCTAATCTTGATGGTTCTCAAAATTACAGAATTATCATGAGATATACCGCAGGTGTACAGTTCGGTATTGGTTCTGACATCGTATACTACGGAGCATATTAATTTTACTAACTAAATAAACACACAAAAGTATGGCATGTAATATAACAGCTGGAAGAAACGAAGTATGTAAGGATAGTATCGGTGGATTAGCCGGTGTTTACTTCCTTAACTATACTACGGGTTCTTTCACTAAAAATGGAAATGGTGAAGTAACTGCTTTACCATCTGGCTCAACCGTATACTATTATGAGTTGAAAGGAAATTCGGCCTATACTGAAACTGTCAATACATCAAGAGATAATGGTACAACTTTCTTCTCTCAAGAATTACTCTTGAACTTGAAGAAACTTACCAACGAGATGACAACTCAAATGAAGTTGTTGGCTTATGGTAGACCACAAATCGTTGTATGGACAATGAATGGTGATGCATTATTAGTTGGTGAAAGAGAAGGTGCTGATATGACTGCAGGAACTCTTCAAACTGGTGCTGCAATGGGAGACCTTTATGGTTACTCATTGAC